GTTGGTCTACTAGGTGTAGAACCACCGCCTCCACCGCCAGTACCTGGTGTTTTAGTTTTTACAATAGCTGCAACGTTAGCAAGACCACCTGCAACTGCTACACCGGCTGCAATAGCCGCTCGTATAGGCGAGGTAGGATCTCCTGGTATTAACTGTGAGGTATATGCTTTCTGCGCACCTAAGTATGTGTCAATGGTTGTGGCAGCTATCGCAGCTGCTTTCGAAGCAGTTGTTCCTTCCCCGACAATTTGACTTATAGCTCCTAAGGCTTGGCTAGCTACTTGTAAGTTAGCATCAGAGACTTGTTTTTGCATTAGCTTCTCAAAGTCTGCTTCTTCTTTCTTAAGTTTCTTAGCCTTATCAGTATAAAACTCTTTTACTTTATTCTTTTCTGCTTCTGTAGCCTTTAATCTATCTAATTCTTCTAGATCTTTTACCTGTGCGGCTTCTAACTCGGCCTGTGCTCGTGCAAACTCATTTTCTATGTCTTCTAGCTCCATTTCAGCCAGTTTATCTCTAATAGTTTGCTTTCTAGCTATCTCTTCGTTCTCTAACTCTACAGTAATACGCTGTGCATCTAATCTACGTGTTTCTAACGCAGTTTCTGCATCTATTCTAGTAGCAACTGCTTCTGCAAGCGAAGTTTCTAGCTCTTCACGCTTTTCGTAGTTAGATTCTTGTGAAATTTGTAGTCTTAGGTTCTGTTCTTCTAGTTTTGCTTGTTTTGCTAAGTTTTCTGCAAGTTTTACTTGTGCTTCCCCTAAAGCTTCTAGTGCAGTCTTTCTTTCTTCGTAAGTTCTGTTAGTATCTTCCGCAATCTTCTGTTGCGTCTCCATTTCTTTATTAAGTAGGGCATTATCTACAATCAGTTTTTGTTGTGCATCTCTAATATTTCTAAATTGATCTACTAGTAATGTGGCTACTTCTACTGCCTCTTTAACTTCTGCAACTACTGTCTTACCGAATTCTATAACAGATTCTGTAGCATCAGCCACTTTATCTGTAATATCTTCTACTCCAAGTACTACTTTACCTACGGCATCTGCGGCTACTTTACCAGCTTCTTTAAATTTACCTGAAAATAAGAGTCCAATTGCTTTACCTAGTTTAGGTACTAACTCTAATAGACCTTCAAATCTATTAAAGATATTCTCTTTTAGTAGATCTACAAAATTCATTAGGGCTTCTTTAGGATTAGTAAAGGCCCATACTATTTGTTCACCTAATGCAGAGAAGAAATCACTAATCTTACCTGTAATAATACCTAAGGCTTCCATTGCTATGGCTAGCTTACGGCTACCCTCTTCAGAATTCTTAAAGTATGCAAATAGTGATGTAAGTGCGATTAACAGAGCTCCAAGTCCTGTAGCTGCAATTGCACCTTTCAGTCCCTTGAATCCTGCTGTTGCACCTTTGATGCCTGCTTTCATATCTGCGAAAGCCTGCTTACCTTTTGCAAGTATTGAGTTTTCTTCTGCTACCTTCTTGGTTTCTTTACCAAGATTCTTCATCTCTTTCTGTAGTTCTTCTACAGATTTGACTTCTTTCTCAATACCATCAATGGTAAATGTAATTTTAACTTCTTGTTCTGCCATATCTACTTAGAAATATAATTGTTGTCCATTCTGAATTAACTGAATCTCGTCAGCATATCTTTCAGGGTTTGCTATTTGCTTTGTGGTTGGTAAATAAAGATGATTCCAAAAGATACCATCTTGCCATACGCCTTTTCTTTGATTACCTTTACCAGACTTAGCTCTATCTCTACATTCGCCTGCTGGTACTCTTCTTGGTTCATCACCAATTCTCCAAGGTTTATAGACTTCACCTTCATAGGAAATATCCCATGGTCCACATGCTTCTACTCCTCTTAGTAATTCTATAATCTTTGGTGGATCGTAAGGACCTACTATAGTTGCATCAATATCATTAGAACTTTCAGAGCCAGTTAGACTACCTACTAAGTATAAGTCATAACCAGTCCAATCTAAATCAAAGATTGGCTGGTATGCTTGTTGAAATTCTTTATCTCCTAATATCATATTATTATGGTGTTGCTACAAATATGTAAGGGTTAGTACCTATTGTTTGTAGTTGAGTAAGGAATGAGTTACTAAACTGTCCACCACATAAACACCCTAATGGATATTCTGCAGAATCAAAGAAACTAGTTGCATCATAATACCAATCAGTATTATTACTACATTGAGTATTTTGAAGCATTTGAACTATACTACCTTGTGCAGTTCCATATTGTGATTGTAATGAAGCCCAATCGCCATCATAAGTATAGAATCCATCAGTAGGTTCTGCTGGCGTATTACCAGAGTTAACTCTAATAACTACTATATCGGTATCATCAGGCCTAGTTTCACCTTGACATAGACCTCCAACATTATATTCTCTAATGTATGAAATATCTCCTGGTGGAATTACTACTTGACAACTAACTAATACTGATGTTAAAGCAGTTGTACAACCTACGTTATCTGTAATTGTAAATGAATACGTATCAGAGTCTAAACCGGTTCTTGTAAATTGAGTACTACCATCAGTCCATGCAATTGTATAAGGTGCAGTTCCACCCGTTGCTGTAATAGTTACAGCTCCATCTGCAGTATAACAATCAGTAGGTTCTGTAATATTTGCAGTTGAACCTAATTCAGCAGCACTAGACTGTGGAACTATAATAGTATCTGTACTAGTTCTACCCGTAGCATCTGTTATTGTAATAGCATAAGTACCTGGTGTTTGATTATCTATAAGTCCAGGGTTAATATTAAATGTACCACTATCACCTGAACTACTTGACCAACTAACTGGGAATGTAGGTAATGTTGCACTAAATACATAAGTTATTTGACCATCATCGCCATTAAAACATGAAGGACCTGTAGGTGTAGCAGTAAAGTTAAGTGCCTCTTCAGATACTGGTGCTACTGCGTAATCTATTAATTTAATTAGCTGTACTTTAACAGGACCTGTAACACCTATTTGTGCATCGTTAATCTTTTCTGGTCTATAGTACGCACCATCTACAAAAATAACATCATCAAATGAGAATGTCTGTAGATCTACATTGTTTAGTGTAAAGTAAGCTGTTACTCTTCTAGCATTCTTATCATATAATGAATTAATATAACCAGACCAATATGTATTGTATAAGTCTCTCTGTGTTACCAGTCCATTATATCCACCTACATTAGTACCCCAATAAGGTACATCTACATTCCAATTTAAGACTTCTGAATCTACAGTCATTGGCCATTCATTATAGTAACTAACCATAGGGTAATAGTCTAAACCATTTCCTAAGCCACTTGGCATACCTTCCATAAACCAATGACTAGCATTAGTTAAGATCTCTTGTAATCCATTATAGAATAAAAATCTTGTTTTAGGTTTAATAGGTAAGTGTTGTAAGCCATTGTCACCTGTTGAGTGCGTGTGTATTTGTGGTATAATAAATCTAGAAGTGTCACCGGCACCCTCTATTTGTGTAAGAGGAGTTGGCGCCCAATTGGTTTCTATCTTTCTAGTACCTTTTAATAATTCGTTACCACTATCAAACTGTAAGTAACCGAATGTATTTTTATATGCTTGAGTATGATATACATTAATCCAATCACCATCATCTTTATGTTTAAAATCAATTTGATCTGACTGTGTATTAAATAGTGGCTCTATAATAAAGTCTTTATCTCTTATTAGTTTATCAGACCAGTCGTAGAGGTCACCAGACGCTATGTAATCAACAAACGGTTCGATAATGAAGTTTCTACTATCTGCAGGATCTGGGCTCATTACAAGCCTAAAAGTAGTTAGTAGATCTTTAATAAAATCTATTTGTTTATACTCACAGTCTAATGATGCTGTAGGTAATGCTTCTCCTGGTGCACTAATTACTTCAAATTGTGAGTTATTAATCTGTCCCTGTTCAATTGAACTTTGAGTTTCTAAATGTAAATGTACTTGATCACCTGCATTTAAACTAATAATACCCTGAACTGTGATATTTACTGGTGTATTAATTCCACTACTTGCGTATGCTCCTGTAGCATAGATATTACTACCTATAGCATTCCCTAATAATAATCTAGCAGCTACTCCTGAACCGTTTTGTGGGAGGCCATCATATGAAAACCAACCTACCCAAGCTGCTTCTGCTTGAATAATATAAGTACCTGTAACCGGAGCTACATAATGACTAGTACTTGATGTATATTGATAGTTCTTACCATCACCAGTAAATGTATTACCAGATGAAGGATCTGCAACGTTATCATTAACAATTACATCGTTATATCCACTATCACTCATTTGTTGTGTTGTAGTATCAGTGGCTAACATAATATTACTACTGTTAGCCTCTAGTGATAAGTCAACTCTAGACTCATTACCAAAAGCACTAACATATAATTGTTTAAATGTAGCACTATCAAAAAACACTGAAGTAAATGTATACTCTGCGCTTGCAAAGATTGCATCTACTAAAGTCTTAGCTCTAAGCATAGGTTTAAACCTAGCTAGCTCTAAAGACTTATCAGGGTCATTTGCAGGACCCTGAGTAAAGTTTTTTGCACCTTGTGTTGCTACTCTAGTTTCATTAACAGAACCGGCATCATCGTAAGTATTACCAAAGTCTATAAGTGGATATAATACATCTCCATTCTTAAGACCGTCTGTTAAACTAGGTGTTTGAGAAATAAAGTCTTCAGTTATAGGATCCCATTTTTGTGTAGATGGGTATGCACCCCATGAACTAGCTAATTCATCAAAACTTACAGTATGTGATAGGCTATTAAGATTAAGACTACACATTGTAGCATCACCAATAGCACTAGAGAAGTCTCTGGTCTCTCCTAAGAAAATTATCTCATAGTCTATTTTATCTTGTGCGCCATTAATATAGATACGTTGTAGTCTAATATGACCCTGTCTAAATTCAGCACCATCTACTATAATCTCTGCTGGTTTCTTAATAGTTACATCATAGTCAATACCGTCTATTAAGAATGCATGTTTAAAAAATATGTTATTTGCTGGGGTCGCGGGTACTCTGAATGTCCTAGAGAATACTGACTTAGCCTCAGCGTTAGTAATATCTTCTATTGATAGATTCAGCTTAATCGGTTGCGTCTCATAGAGATCTAACCAATATTGTGTTAGCTGTCTACTATCATCATATACTTTAAGTTGAATCATATTATCCTCTTTGTGATTTTACGTTATTAGCTAATTTAAACTTAATTTCGTATTGGAATAGTTTATCTTTTCTGTATGACTTCTCAGTCCATGATGCACTTGTTATATTACAACCAAAGAAGTATGATTCGTAAGCAAGTGGGCCGTTTTGTCCCAGACGTACTCTAACATCAGGTGAGTTAAACAAGCCTTCTAAGAAGTCTGCATCTTCATCTGACATATAACCAGTCTCTGCTGTGAAAGTCTCTTGGATCTCTTGTGAGTATGTTGTATAACCGCGTGCTCCAAGAGTTGTACTATAATTTGCAGCATTGTAGTCTGCAGTACCGGCCAAGAAGTTATTGGCACGTCTCTTTGTGCTTCTTACATTCTTTTTAGTAAATGTGTAGTAATCTCTAAAGCCAAATGAGTTTAACCATGAGAATTGTATACGATCATAATCTAAACACCCTGACGTATTAGTTACTGCACCTCTACCATAGATTCTAAACATCTGTACCCAGTGCATTGATTCATCAGTATAACCAGTAAATGTAGCTAGACAAGTACCTGGCGTATATGCTACTGTTTGTACGTAGTAGTATGCAACGGTAGGATCTAGTGTATATTGAGCGGTTGCTAACGGTGTTGTATTATACGTAAAGTTAGTTAAGTTTTGTGGGCCTAGACCTGCTGTAATTACTAATGTATTATCACGTGGCTCTTGGCCATCACCGTATGCTACATTAGGTCCACCATCGTTTGCTATAATATTAGGTATGATGACATCGTCTACTGATGTACCAGCTGCGTTATATGAGGTAATTCTAAACCCTTCAATACATGACGCCGCTGAAGATGGGCTTGGTAACCCACCTGTATATGGTTTATTAAAGTAACTCACAGTATGTTGGTCATCTGAGAATACATCGTGTATTTGTACCTTAGTATTAATTCCGATTGAACTAGGTGCTGCTACACCCATTGTGGTAAGTTCACTACCTCTAATGTATGATACATCATCAGTTAACGGTTGGCCATTACTGTATATGTTAGTACACGCAGGGTTAGAGTCATCTCCATTTAGCGCTGCTTGATATGGTCCTTCTGCCCATAATAAATCGTACCATGGTTTCTTACCACCTATTACTTCATAAGGGCCGTACGATACGGCTTTAAGTTGTACAACGCCACCGGTCTCATCTCCAATTCTAAGAATGTATCTTTCTACTTCTTCAACGGATTGTTGTAAGTTAGCTGTTGAGGCATTACCTAAGCCAATACCTTCTGTACCAATTGGACTAACATGTACATAAGTCTGTAAGATGTTTTGTATATCAAAGATTGCATTACCCAGTGTATTAGGTGTTTGTCTAATATCAGCCAGGATGTCGCCACCTACTGTTTGTACTTGTAGTACAAACTTGTTTGCACCACTAGTTAGGGTACTTAGTGTAACTGGATTAGGACCATACGCTAAGTTATAGTCTCCAGGGGATTGTGATAGTGTTACTGTTGATGCCATAATTAAAATTCTTGTGTTAATGCTTCTGCGACTCCTTCAGATACTATTGTACTAATATCATCTATGTCAAAAAAGTTTTGTGGTTTAAGACCCATCTTATATATTTGTTTTCTTGCACCGAAGCTTAGGCCTCCTCCGATCATTTCGCCGGCGTTTTTCGGAAAAGCGAAGTGTCTCCCTCCTCCTTCAGGCTGAGGTACTCCGAAGCGTGGTACGTCTGTTGCTGGTTTACCAGGATCGCCATCTACTCCATAGTTCTGAAAGATACCATAGTATAACATTTCAATGGCCAGTGAGTCATCTTGGATCACGGCCTTGATAGATTGTCTAAGTGCGCCTGTGTTTGTAGGTGCATCCTGCTTTATCTGGTCTACTAGCCTACCACCTATTTGTGTAAGTATCGGACTAAGGTTTGACATAGTCTCACCGAAGTCACCTAGTGCTCTTTCGAATTGGTCTACTGTCATGTCGATCTAGTTATTGTTAGGAATTGTAGTTGAGGTATGTAAGGCGGTGTGTTCATGTTTATGCCACTAGGTGTTGTACCTCTTAGTAATACCGGTTCGCTTTGAATTGGTGCACTTGTGTTATTTGTAAACGTACCCTTACCTTTAAGCGTTGCAACTCCTGGCGCTGTTGGTAGCGGGAATGCTGCAGTATCTAGAGTATAGAAAGACGAACCAGCGCCAATGTCAAAGGCTAGTTGTGGTAAGAATGTAGTGCCACTAAATGCATCTACTGACCAGTCTACTGTTACCATTATTTCATAGCTAACTGTTTCACCTGGTTGTGCAATTAGATTACGTCTTAGTAGTGGTAGTCCTGGCGGATCATATAGGCTAATATTAGCACCTTCATATTCTGCAACATCATCTAAGTTCCAAATAGTATTTGTAGTCAATATGGTATTATTATTAGGTGCGTATAACTGCTCTGTTAGATTATTGGAGTGCATTGCCATAAAGGCTATCTCTTGCATTGGTGTCTTAGAGTCTGCTCCAAGTTCCATAGTGTACCCGTTGTTATCGTTATATGTAATACCAGTCTCTTTACTACCACCTACACAGTATGCAGGTCTGTCTAGGCCAAAGACAAAACACTTTTGTGAATATGATTGCGACGGCCCGTTCTCCTGTGTCTCTATACCAATGACTAGATTATTCTGTGCAGCTATATCCTGTATAAAGTTATATAGTGATGCACCCATAGGTGTAGCAGTCTCGGGCATAAAGAATTGTGCTGACTGATGGAACCCTAAGATACTACCATTACTATTAACGTTGTAAGTCTCTGTGACATTACCGGTAGA